TCAAGATGCCTAACATTACTAACATCGTATACGGGCGAGATGTTGGCTATAAGATTGAACAAGTAAAGTTAGGAGATGAAATTGAGGCTATCAGTGCTACTCAAAAACGTAAAGAAATGGGTATTTAAAATATTAAGATTGTTTAAAGGACCAGACAATATGGAGTGGCCAGCATGAAAGTTACTAAACAAAGATCATTTGTAAAGTCTTGGACTTATCGTTTTTTTGGCACCCTTACTTCTTTTCTTGTTGTATATGCAATAACTGGTAAAGGAAGTTTGGCAACACTAATTGCATTTTGGGAAACAATTGTAAAAGTAGGAGTTTATTACTGGCATGAACGGATTTGGGACAGGATTAGTTGGGGTAGAAAGTAATGTATGACATAAATCAGTTATCAGCATTAAAAAAACATTGGTTACTTCGTAACTCCAATATCCCACGTCGCTTCCTCGGCCTAGAGCCACAAGACCTTGTGGATAGGGCTGGTTCATTTCCTGATGAGGTGGCTACGTGGCTAGATGACTGCATGGGCGGTCAGGTCATCAAGCAAATTGGCAACATCGGTATTAACGGTGTTGGCCTCCTATTCGATGGCGGACCTGGAATTGGGAAGACCACACATGCCGTAGTTGCTGCTATGGAGTTTATTCGTAGGCTTCCTGATAATGATGCTGATGCTGCAAAAATTTTGGGAATGAGCGCTTCTGATTTTGGTCTTGGTGCTCGTCCAATTTATTACATGACATACCCAGAGTTCTTATCAAAGAAAAAATCTACCTTCGACGCAGATATGGATGACAAGAAGCAAGCCGTATATGAGATCGATGGTTTACATGGTCGTTCTAAATTTGACTGGCTAAACGTTCGTATTCTGGTTATTGATGATCTAGGAAAAGAATATGGTTCAAAGTACGATGACACATCGTTCGATGAGATACTACGCCTTAGATACGATAAGGCTCTGCCAACAATTGTGACAACAAATGTTAGGTTAGAGAATTGGGAAGCAGAGTACAAGGAAGCGATGGCAAGTTTTGCCCACGAAGCCTTTGTTAGAGTTCCAATTGTTGGAGCAGATTTACGAGCAGCACAATGAAAGGTATGAGCATGGAAAGTCCTTGGCGGACAATTCAGTTATTTATCTCTTCGCAGGCTGCTGGCATTTTTGAAGTTGAAGTCGATACCGATACAAAAAGAGTTCGATGCAACTGTCCTGTGTGGAAGAAAACTTTAAACTGCAAACACGTTAACTTTGTTAATAACAAAATGCGTGTGAATAATGGTCATTATTCTATTTTGGTTCCAAGTGAAATTCCCGAAGACTTAGCCGCCGAAGCAAGTGGCGATCCAAAGAAGTTTCGTGACTTCGTAGTTAAACACGCTAAGATAGAAGTACTATGAAAAATGGAGACATTTCAAACGTCTCCTCTCCGCAAGTAATCTGTTTAACAGATGTAGTTATTGGTTTAGTTGAGGGAGAGACTAAACGTTTGCTGTCTAGAAAGACAGATTACAAAGTTGGAGACATCAACTTACAAAGTACAAACAAACTTTGGATCATGGCTAACAACTATGGCATCTCACTTGAGTTGGCTGGATTTGAAGATCAAGGTTGGACAGAAGAGTTACTAGAAAAATCTTTTGAAAAATTAGAGCGACGTGTAGTTAATCCGTTTAACTACTGGCAGTTATACGAGAACGTTGAGGAGTTAGTTGGGTTACTTCCATACCGTGCTAATCTACGGGGCGTGATTGACGTTCCTGGTCGAGTTGCAAGATATGGTTCAGCAGGAGTAGAAATAGATAATCTGTAAGAGAGGGCAATGTGGCGGCGGACAACGAACATCGTTTAGTCAGCAAAGTAATACGTGACAGGGACATTATCCCTGCGCTTCAACTTGGCGTAAATGATTCTTGGTTTTTAGATGATGACAATAAAAAGGTTTGGGCTTTTGTAAGAAAACATTACGGTGAATACAACGAAGTTCCAACTGCCGTAACAGTTAAAGATCACTATCCAAATTACAAAGTGCTTGATGTTCAAGACAGCATTGATTACTTGCTTGACACAATGACTGACTTCCGTCGTCGCCTACTTACTCGTCAAGGATTAGAAGCAGCAATTGAACAGTTACAAGAAAACAATCACGATGCTGCACTCATTGCGATGGAAGCCACAATTGCAAAAGTCAATGAACAAGGTGTTGCTGGTACTCACGAGATTGATTTAACCAAGAACACAGAGCAACGCTACAAGGATTACCAAGCCCTACAAAACCAAGAGTTTTTAGGAATACCTACTGGCTTTACAAAGATTGATGAAGCAACTGCTGGATTACAAGGCGGACAGTTAATAACAATTATTGCTCCTCCTAAAACAGGTAAATCTCAGATTGCTTTAAAAATAGCAGTCAATGTTCATCAACAAGGTTTTTCTCCAATGTTTCAATCTTTTGAAATGAACAATCACGAACAACAACAACGTCATGATGCTATGAGGGCAAACATATCTCACAGCCGTTTACGTCGTGGAAAGTTATTGCCAGCAGAAGAAAATCGTTACATCGACGTTTTAAATGCTATGGAAAAAGAACAGTCATTCCATTTAGTGGATGCTGTACACGGAATTACTGTCTCTGCTTTATCAGCCAAGATTGAACAAACAAAGCCAGACATAGTATTTGTTGACGGTGTTTATTTAATGCTTGATGAAGTTACTGGTGAAATGAATACTCCGCAATCAATTACAAACATTACTCGTGCACTAAAACGTTTAGCCCAAAAGATAAACAAACCCGTGATTATTACTACACAAACTTTATTATGGAAAATGAGAGCAGGAAAAGTTACTGCAGATTCAATTGGTTACTCATCATCATTCTTCCAAGACTCTGATGTAATTCTTGGTTTAGAACCAGTAGAAGAAGATGAAGACATTCGTTTATTAAAGATTGTTGCAAGCCGTAATTGTGGTCCTAGTGAAACAGCGTTAACTTGGCGTTGGGAAACTGGTTGCTTCCACGATGAAGAACAGATGTTGAAATGTAAATACTGTTCTGACTGGAGCCGTGTGTGATTGATGTAGAAAAGGTTCTTCTTTCTTTAGACCTTCAACTTTACGCACAACGTGGAGCCGAAGTAAATGGTCTATGTCCAATGCATAAACATAGGACTGGAAAAGAAGATCGCCATCCTTCTTGGTGGATTAACTCTGAGACTGGAGCACACATATGTTTCTCTTGTGGATACAAGGGGAACGTATACACATTAGTTTCTGATGTAAAGGGAATTAACTATCACGATGCCCGTGATTATGTAAACGATAAAGAAGATATGCCTATTGATTCTTTGATGAAAAGAATTAAAGAGTTACCACAGTATGTACAAGCAGAGCCAGAACAAGTTCCAATGTCAGAGGCACGTCTTGCTATTTATACGGATGCTCCAGAGATTGAACTAAAGAAAAGGTTTTTAACTAGAGCAGCGGTAGATACTCACGGTGTTTTATGGGATACAAAAAACGAAGCATGGATATTACCTATTAGAGATCCAGAGGACGGTTCTTTGTGGGGTTGGCAAGAAAAGGGTGCCCGTGGTCGTTTCTTTAAAAATCAACCAGCAGGAGTAAAGAAATCTAAAACTGTTTTTGGAGTTCACATAATGAGTTCATCTCATGATTTAATTGTTGTTGAATCCCCGTTAGATGCCGTAAGACTTACTGGGTTAGGTCATAACTCAATCTCAACTTTTGGTGCAATCATTAGTGAAGAACAAGCAAAGATTATGAGACGTGCACCAAGACTTATCGCAGCATTTGATAATGATAAAGCGGGACATACAGCAAATGAACAGATCAGAACTCTTGCTAGAAAATACGGGATGGAACTTTCTTACTTTAATTACACAGGAATTGATGTCAAAGATGCTGGAGATATGACTGAAGAAGAAATTGAACGTGGAATTAAAACTGCACGAACATCGATCCTCGGTAAGGCTGCATATCTATGATTGATTTACGAGATAAAAATCGACCATTAGAAGTTTGTATTTGTGGGTCTACGTTGTGGAATGTTAAAGCAATGTTTGAAGATGGAGAGATATCTCTTTATATGTTAGATATGGAATGCTCCCTATGTGGCGCTTTAGCAACAGCACCAACCCC